CTCCATTAGCTTTTGATGTTGAGCAAGGAAATAACTTACAAAGATTTAACTCAAGACTTAGATTGATGTATGAACTTGATCGTATAGGTTGGTTTGAAAAAACACTAAAGAACTTTCAGAAGATTCATATGCTTGGAATGTTAGATGGTCCTAACGAGATTATGTTTATGAAGCAGTTTAGAAAATATATTGATACTTGGGATTCTTCTGCAGCTGTATGGTTAGGACTTAATAATGAAACTTTTGATAACTCTCCTACAGGTAGAATGGATGGCAAGTTTGAGAAAGAAGTTGACTTTGATTGGAAAACAGAGGATACTGAAAGTCTAACTAAAGCTATTGAGAACATGGCTTATATTGATTATTTGTGTAAGGAGTCTTAATTATGGTGAAGCCTAAGTTCAAGTATAACGAAGAAGTTATTCTAAAGGAGGTGTATGATTACATCTCTTCTACATATGGTAAACATTATGTAGGTAAGAAAGATATCCAGACTATTGATGTCTGGGATACTATTGGTATTGCAGAGAATATGTGTATGGGTACTTTGATAAAGTATGCTATGCGTTTTGGTAAGAAAGGTAGTGGAGCTGATGCAAAGTCAGATTTACTTAAACTTATCCATTATGCAGTATTAGTATATCATTTTAGATTTATGGAGAAAGATAATGATACATCTAGCGTCAGCGAGCTCGACGAGCCAACTATCAAAGTTTGAAGATAGTCAAGTTCAACCCAATGCTATTGATCTCAAAGTAGATAAGATATTTGAGATTGATAAAAAAGATTTTGCAATCAATGAAGAACAGAAAGTTCATAGAGGATCTGTAGAGATGATGCCTGATGAGAAAGGTGATTGGATCCTTACTCCTGGCTGCTATGAAATAATTATGGAAGGCGAAGTTGAGATTGGTGATGATGAAGCTGGTTGGGTAATCACAAGATCAACTCTTAATCGTAACGGTTTGTTTATCACTTCAGGTTTATATGATAGTGGATATAATGGTGTGATGGCTGGTGCTTTGCATGTTGAAGTTGGTAATGCAAGAATAAGAAAAGGTACAAGAGTAGGTCAGTTCTTATTATTTAAAGCTGAGTCATTATCACAGTATGATGGTGATTATGGTAAAGGTAAGGGTGATGTTAGATATGAGACTCAAACTTTCTTACATCATCAAGAAAGAACACCTGTATCTCCTCCTTATACAAAAGACAATGATCCTCATGTTGGATTAGATATAGATGATACTACAGGATTAGTGAAAGGAGTCCTAGGACATGGAAGTTAGTATTCAAGTTGATGAACTAAGAAAGAGAAAACTATTCATAGCAACTCCTATGTATGGAGGAATGTGTGGAGGTCAGTATACAAAGTCTACTGCTGACTTAGCTATGTTAGCTACACAGTATGGAGTTACTCTAAAGTTCTTCTATCTGTTTAACGAATCGTTGATTACTAGAGCTCGTAACTATCTTGTTGATGAGTTTATGAGATCTGATTGTACTCATCTTATATTCATTGATAGTGATATTGGTTTTGAACCTAATGATGTATTAGCTATGAGTGTTATTGCAGAACCTGGTACAGATAAAGAAATAGTATGTGCTCCTTATCCTAAAAAGACTATTGCATGGGAAAAGATTAAGAGAGCTGTTGATAAAGGTTTCGGAGACGAGAATCCTAATAACTTAGAAAAGTATGTTGGAGATTATGTTTTCAATCCCGTAGCAGGTCAAGCACAGATTAAGATTGATGAACCCGTAGAGGTTCTTGAAGGTGGTACTGGTTTTATGTGTATTCAGAGATCAGCTTTCGAAAAGTATGAGAAAGCATATCCTGAGTTTAAGTATAAACCAGATCATGTTCGAACTAAAAACTTTGATGGTACAAGAGAGATTATGGCTTTCTTTGATTGTATTATTTGTCCTGACTCTAAGAGATATTTGTCTGAAGACTATATGTTCTGTCAGTGGGCAAGGAATGCAGGCATCAAGGTTTGGATGTGTCCATGGATGAAGTTATCACACATGGGCTCATATATATTCTCTGGGTCACTTCACGATCTAGCTCAAGTTGGAGCTGCTGCTACTGCTGATGTGAGTCAGGTAAAACCTAGATAATGAAATGGAACTTTGTTATGAATTTAAGTGATAGAACGGTAGCAGTCCTCAAGAACTTTGCTAATATTAACCCTTCGTTAGTATTTCGCAAAGGTAATATATTGAGAACTGTATCACCGCAAAAAACTATTCTTGGAGAAGCAGTTGTGGAAGAAGAGTTTCCACATGACTTTGCTATCTATGAGCTCAATAAGTTCTTAGGTACTCTAAGTCTTTTCCAAGATCCTGATTTGTTCTTTAGTGAACATTATATTACTATTAAGTCTGGATCATCTCAGTCAAAGTACTTCTTTGCTGATCCAGAGATGGTATTCTCTCCACCAGATAAACCTATAGCAGTCGAGAATGTGATTGCTGAGTTTATCCTTGGTGAGAATGATCTCAAGTCTATCCTGCAAGGAGCGAATGTATTACAACTTCCTGAGATAACAATTGATGGAAAAGATGGTGACATTTTAATCGTTTCGAGGGATACTAAGAATAGTACCTCTAACACTTTTGAAAGAGTTGTTGGTACTACTGAAAAGCAGTCATTGACATTCCAAGCTGTTCTCAAGACTGAGAATCTTAGAATGATGCAAGGCAGCTATGATGTGAAAGTAACCGCTGGAGGTATTGTATACTTCAAGTCTGCAGATGCAGATAAGATTTCATCAGGACTTCAGTATTGGGTTGCAACTGAAAACAATAGTAAGTATGAGTAAATTATGGAACAAAAATTATGGGTTGAGAAGTATAGACCAAAGTCTATACAGGAGTGTATACTCCCTCAACAATTGAAAGATACCTTTCAGCAATTCGTTGATGATAAAAATATTCCAAACTTATTATTAACAGGTTCAGCTGGCACAGGTAAGACTAGTGTCGCTAAAGCTATGTGTAATGAGTTAGGAGCAGACTATATAGTTATCAATGGTAGTATGAAAGGTAACATTGATACATTAAGAAACGAGATACAGTCCTTTGCTTCGACTGTATCATTAGCAGGAGGACGTAAATATGTCATATTGGACGAAGCTGACTACCTTAACCCCCAAAGTACTCAGCCGGCTCTTCGAAATTTTATGGAGGAGTTTTCTCGTAACTGCGGCTTTATCCTCACTTGTAATTTCCGTAACAGGATCATTGATCCTCTTCACTCTCGGTGCAGTGTGGTTGATTTTCGTATTCATTCTAGCTCTAAGCCTAGAGTTGCTGCAGAACTCTATCGAAGGGCAAAAACTATTCTCGAATCTGAAGGAGTAACTTATGATGATAAGGTCGTTGCAGAAGTCGTTAAGAAATACTTTCCAGACTTTAGAAGAACTCTTAATCAATTGCAGTTTTATGGATCTGATAAAAGTATCGATAGTGGTATCTTGTCTCTCCTTTCAGATAGCGTACTGGACACATTAGTAGGATATCTAAAAGAGAAGAACTTTACTAAGATGAGGACATGGGTTGGTGAGAACACTGACAATGATCCTCAAGTTATATTTCGAAAGATATACGATACAGCGAATAAGAATGTTAAGGAAGGTAGTATTCCAAACTTAATTTTGATCCTGGCCGACTATCAATATAAGTCTGCTTTTGTAGCTGATGCTGAGGTTAACTTGGTTGCATGCTTAACTGAAATAATGATGAAGGTAGAATTTAAATGATAGAACTTATTACATTACCTGAATACCTGGATGAGTTTATTCATGTTTTGGCAATGTGTGAATTGCTAAGTATATACAACTTGTTGGAACCATCTATGGCTCACTCATGTAGAAATACAGAGATGTTTGTACAAGAAAATTATTTTGATACTTACAAACAATTTGTAGTATGGTGGGATGCTAATGTTGTTCCATACATTAACGAGTTACATCAAATAGCAAGTAAGAGATCTGAATGATTAAAAAACATTGGAAACAAAACGACAATACAGCTGATATAGAAGCTATAAAAAAAAGTTTAGGTAGGCATCAAACTAAACCTACACCTCAACCTGTTAAAGAAATTGACCCACTTGATCAATTAAGAATGAGAACGAAAGCGATA